GTAATTTTACCGCCATTATTTGTAAACCTTATACATATCAAGTATTCTTTTGATATAGTCTGGGAAATCTATATTTCCTGGTATAGAACTACTAATTTGATTAGTAATTGTAGCTCCTGATATATTTAGTCTTTCTTTTCTTTCATCTTTTAAGTAGTATTTTACCAAATCAAAACATGCTAACTTTACATCTGCTGGTGTAGAAGCATATCCTGCTCTATAAACTACTTTTACTGCTTTTCTTCCTTTCGGAAACATTTTGTCTGCTGTGTCTGTTGTTCTAAAAATTGTGTCGGACTCAAAGTCTACGACGTAATCATATTTTCCACTTGAATCTGAGTTTTCGCTTATTAATGTAACATAGCTATCAGCTTGTGAATCTCTTTCTTCTACTGATACTATGGAGACAAGTGGGCTTTCATCTAACATGATTGCATTTGTCATGTTGTCTTTTATATCAAAATATTCTGTTTTATTTGAACTGTAGTAGTCCAAAAATGATAAGCCACAGTATCTTTTTACTGCCTGACTTATTGATGGTATAATAACGTTAATCTTAGCATCTTCACTAAGTCCTGATATTCCAGCAAAATCTTTATACTGCTGTAAAGTTATTAAATTTGTTCCGCCTGTTATTACTGCCATCTCTTAAAAAGGTGGGGTTTAAGGAAACCCCACAGAACCATCGTAAAGCTATTAAGAAGCTTTGTACATGAAACCCCACTTAGAAGTTGCACCATCAATAAGATCAGTAAATCCTAATCTTTGTGAAGCCACTAGGACTCTTCTTTGGTTTGCTACTTCGTAGTCAGATTCAATTGTAACACCTCTCAATCTTGGTATTACATAGTTTCTTGGGTACACAGCGATAGCTGCGAACTTAGAAGTTGCAGGTGCAGCGAATTCATCACAAAGGATAACTCTTGAACCGAACACTTGTCCGATCTCACCTGATAGTTTTGTTGCCATGTCGCCAACTACGTTAACGTCTTGGAACTCACCGTCTTCTAGTAGTTCAAAGTATGATCTTTGTGAAACTACAAAGACAACTTCATTTGGATTAACTCCATATTTACCCATATTCTTTCTCATTTCTAGAAGATCAGTAGCTACAAGTTTCTCAGAAGCAAAAGCTGTTCCTGATTGTGTGAAGTCTGAATCATTTCTAGCTAGGTGTAAAAGACCTTCAAAAGCTGCACCTGAAGTACCAAAAGCACCATCAGCATCGTCACCAGCTAAGATAGCATTTTCAATTGCTCTAGCGTGTGATCTTACCATTTGCTCCCTAATTAAAGGTAGAATTGGCATGATTGCATCTTCTTCAGTTTCATTACCTAAGTATGATTGTGAAATAAGTTTCTTAGTAGAAAGAGTTCTTTCTGTTAAATCAACACCGTTAAAAGGTGAACCATATGCGTCCCCTCTTTCTTCTAAGTTACCGTGTGGTGATGAACCAGAAGCTGTTTGTGCAGAAGCAAATTCTGCGTAACCACTATCTGGTAGAATTGGTACGATCATGTTTGCTGAGCTCATTACGATCTCTCTAAACAATGGTGCCAGTACTAATTCATTTTGGATATCTCTTTCTACGTTTGTTGAAACGATTTGTTCAAAGTCAGCACTAGAAACTGCAACACCTGAGTGTTCGTTTACTTTGTTCATGACTGATTTTGCATAATCATTGTCCCAACCTTTGCCAGTTGCAACACCAGCAAATTTTGCATCAAGAATGTCTGACTCAAAAGCTTTTTGCCAATCTGAAGCACCTCTGTCAGAGAAAACCCTCTTGGATTCTCTCATTTTCATGATTTCTTCGGATTTTTCTGCCAACTTAGATTCAAGTTCCTTAACAACACCTTCAAAATCTTCGTGTTTTTCATTAACTCTACTTTCTAGGTCGGACATTAACTTTTCAGCGCCAGTCATTACTGATGTCACTATAGTTTTTTGCTCTTCCTGTTTTGCTTCTACAGCAGCCTTTTCTTCAGCCTCAACAGCTTGCTTTTCTTCAAGCTCTTTAGCTTCTTTGGCTTTCTGCTCTGCTTGAGACATTGCAAATTTAGCAGCAGTTTCACTTGCTACCTTCTGTGCAAATTCCTCAAGGTTGAAGCCTTCAGGAGTAACATTCTTTACATCTTCCGACATAATTTTCTCCTCTTGGGATTTCTCCCCACTTGGCTGCTTTACTTCAACAGCGTCTGCTATTTCAGTAGAGCCAGCCCTTAAAGACTCGTGAAATTTTCTGTAATCTGCTTCATTGTCAAAACTTTTTGCTAATGAAAAAGTTGCTCCTTGATTACAAGGAACTGAGACAACAGATACTTCAAATAATTCTGCGTCCTTGATTTTATATCCGTCAGTTTCGGTCATATATTCGGCGTCCTTGACCTTGAAACCGACACTAAAGGCACCAAGGACTCCCTCTTTAACTAATTCTTTAACATCACCTGCAGATTTAGCAATTTTAGCATGAAGTTGTAAACCATCTTTGTCTACACTTATGCCTTTTGCTCTACCTATTGGTCTGTTATAGTCATGATTAAATAAGATGATTGGATTATTCATGTAGTTATCTAAACCACCGCTTTTTACCCAAGCATCATGTTCTATTATATCTCCTGCTCTGTCTAAAGCACTAGTACTAGCAGATCCTTTAATTTCAACACTTCCATCTTCTTGTTCTCCAAGATTTTTGAAAGTTGAAACAAAGTTAAAAATTTTATTACTCATCTTCTACTACCTTTTTCGCTGCCTTTTTAGGTGCTGCTTTGACTTCAGGTTTAATTGTACCTATTTCTGGAAAATGTTTATTTACGAATTTCTCCATTCTACTCCAAGAATTAAATTCTCTTTTAATAAGCATCCATCTTATAGGCGCATCTTTTTGCTCTTTGTATTCAGGTATAGAAAGCACTTTGCCTTTCTTCATAAAATACTCTCCGAGCTGATTTATTAGTGCCATTCTTCTAGCCATTATCATCTCCTTCTTCGGGCCTACCGCCCTCTTCTGGATTCACCGCTGATCCTGCTATATTGGCAGGAACTCTCGGAGTATCAAAACCACTCACACTTTCTTTACCAAGTGCTTCTCTTGCTTCATTCGGTGTCAATATACCTGTATTTACAAGTGTTGCATAGTATGAAGCTTGGTCTCTCAACTCTGGTTGGAGAGCTGGTATTCCAGTTAAATCTTCACTTAACCCAAAACCAAAAAATCTTTCAAATGATGAAACCATTTTGCTGACTATTGGTAACACAGTCTCTAAGTAATAAAGTCTGTGATTAGGTCTTATGTTTGCATTGTTACCACCGTCCATTAGGATTGGCGGTATGCCCATTGCCTCTAGTATTATGTTCTCGTTTGCTTTTATGGATTGTTGGAAGTCCAGTTCTTTAAAATTAATTTCTGTAAGAGCATCAACTTCAATTCCTCCATCTAAAACAAGTGGTCTTCTTCCACCTGTTCTTGGATTATATCTCATACTCCATGCCTGTAACATTCTTTCTTTTATCTTCTCAGAAAGAGTATTGGGCGATTTTAAAACCAATCCTGGAACTGCACCATTTTTGAAAAAGTTATCCTGAAAGTCTCGCATATTAACCAGTAGTTGCATAGTTCGCTCTGCTGGTTTGAGTCTTGGGATACCTCTATAAATTGAATGGAAACTGTTTTCCTTTATGTGTATTATTTCTTCAGGGTTATAATCAATACTATTATCGTAAGTATATTTTTCTACGAAAGTATTTTCATCTGAATATATGGTTACTTTATCTGCTGGTAAATGATATAAGTGAACGCCATCAAAGTATATAAATATATTACCATCAATAAGTAAGTCAACGATAAGGTTTCTTTTAAAAGAACTTATATCCTGAAAAGGATTTGGTTCTTGATTAAGAAGCATATTTACACGCGATCTACGAATATTCTTAACGTTTCCTACAATTCCATTTATTGGTTCATTAACTATAAAAGGTATCTCAGATACGTCGTCAACAATCATATTAACGGCTCTATTGACTACTTCTAGTCTTTCATAAGCGTTCTTGTAACTAATCGTATTCTCTCTAGAATCAATGGTCATTCCTTCGTTTCTAGAAATTACATACTGCGCAGGATTATCTTTTTCAGTCCTGCCTAATAAAAAATCATACCAAGCCATATTTCTCTCTTTGTCTTTCAACCCATTTTTTCATCTTCTGTGCATGAAGTAGTTTTGGTTTTTTACCATAAACTGAATGTAGCTTCAGATGATGCTTATGACAAAGCGTTACGGCTTCATCAAAAATTTTTTGTTCGTTTTCTCCTATAAATATTTCGCGAATATTTAAAATATCTTGTTCTGTTTTAACTTCTATATTCTGTTCTTGCAACCAGGTCTCTAGAAGTTCTGTAAGTCCGTAATAGTGATGAAAATCTAAATTTTCAGTATCACCACATATATAGCATTGGTTGCTTTTCTTATACCTTGACTTAGCTTTGTCTCTCACATATTTAACCAAGTCTCTCTTTAATTTCATATTCAACTCTTAATTAGAATTATATCAAAAACTTCACCTATTGTCAAGGAATATTTTTTCAAGGTCTTCATCAAAATGTAGTGGCAGAAGTCTCAAATGTATACAATGCATAACGAAGCGCATCAGCCATGTGAGATGCCATGTTGTGTTTTGGTCGTTCTTTCATAAGGTTAGGGTTTGGATCCCATTGGTATTGATCTAAACATAAAATTGTTTCTTTACAATGACTTCCTACTATTAAGTTATCATTATCAACAACTCCTGCGACATGACCTATTCCATCTAGTACAGATTTTTTAGCATTGATAGTAGTGATGTCGTAATTTTGTGCGAAGTCAAAACGAGTTTGCTGGGCAGCGGAATCAATGTAAATGTAATCAATATCCCATTTGTCTATCAGCTTTCGTATTTCAACGGCATGTTGTTCGGTAGTTCTTTCACTATCGTAGTACTCGTCTAAAACGTAATACTTCTTTTCATTCCAATCATAGGCAAGTACACAAAATGCTGTTGGATCTTTGTAACCGACGTCCATTCCCGCAAAGATATCCATGCCCTTAGGTTCAAACTCGTCAAGATTGGCTATGCACTTTTCATGGTTGAAAGCCCATATCTGTCCCTCAAATACATTGAAATCAGCATTATATTCTTGATTGAATTCTGCCTCTGACATTGCTTTTCTAGCTTCCTTAATATCTTCTTCGGATACTCTTGGGTTCTCTTCCCAAGTAGCACGAATAGAAGTCCACTCTGGAAACTCATCTGTAAAACCACGGTAGTAAAATTCTGCAAACCAATTATTTCTGCCTCGTGGCGTGGATATAAAGATTGCTTTTGAGTTTTCTTTGTCTAGTGTCGGACGTAGGGCAACGTTGAAAGCATCTTTGCCGTCAACAAGGGCGGCCTCGTCAAAGATGATGAGATCATAAGATCGACCCACAACTGAATCAACTTGATTAACTGATCCCATACGAATAGTACTATTGTTTGAAAGTTCAATAACTTTATCTTTTGCATTATCTCTTACAACCTCCAGGTCAAAATGTTTAATTAATTGTCTTTGCAAATCAAATGAAATTTGCGATAGTGAATAATTGGGTGACATCAATAATATGTGTGAGTTTGGAACTAAAGATACTAATTGACCTAGTATATTAGCGATGTATGTTTTGCCTTGTCGTCTTGAAACTGCTGCACACATAAAACGGTATTTTGGATTATTAAGTCCATTTATAATACCTGTTTGTGATGAGTTTGGTTCTATACCTAATAAATCTAGGTAACCTTCTATGGGCAGTTTAATAAATCTATCGTCACTAAACTGCATTAATGAGTCGGATAATATATCCTTTCTTGAAATGTCTATCATTTAATGTATT